ACTTTACTGGACAGGTATCCACCCAGAAGTTTCACACGACCTTCGTGCAGAAACTGGAAATATGGGCTGGAACTTTGTTCACGCTAATACTTCACCATCTGTTGACAAGATTTGGGCAGGCGAAATCGGAGATTACGAAGGTGCATTCTTCGTTGAGTCTTCACGTCTTGCTAACTCTAAGTCAGGTGCAGACCAGACCGCTCTTGCTACAACCGCTGTAACTGTTGCTGGTACATCAGCAGGCTTCACCTTCGGTGTTGCTTCTTCTGCTGTCATCGCAACTCGTGCTGAAGTTGGCGATAAGATTGCTGGAACTGGTATTGCTTCTGGTGCAAAGATTACTGACATCAGCACTTCTGGCTCAACCACAACCTTTACTGTAGATACAGCAAACACTGCTGCAGTTACTGCAACCACAGTTGTTACTGTAACTCCAGTAACCCGTGTCTTTGACACAATCGTCTGCGGACAGCAAGCACTTGCTGAGGCTGTTGCAGAAGAACCACACATCGTTATCGGTAACGTAACTGACAAGTTGATGCGCTTCCGCCCAATGGGCTGGTACGGCGTACTTGGCTTTGCCATCTATCGTGACGAAGCGTTGTATCGTATTGAAACTGGTTCATCAATCGCTGCTCTCTAGTTGATTGACTCTGGGGGCAGACACATTTGAAAAGTCTGCCCTTCGGGGTGAGTTCACTAAGGAGGACTTATGACTGAATGGCTATTTAAAACACCTACAGTAGAAGAAGGTCCTGCAGGTGGTGCCCGTTTATTTTACTTTTATAAGATAGACCGTGGCATTACTATCGTTAGGGACACAGATGGGGATTATATTCAGATTAGATACCCACAGGATTCTGATTTATTAAACTATCCTGTTGTATACCGAGGTGGTTACAACTACACAGTAGATGATGCTACTAAAGCAGCACTCATTGCTGGTGATGTTGGTGTCACAGAAAGTAACTTTACTGCTCTATGAAACACTGGGAATACCATCCTGAGTATGTAGACGGCTGCTTTGGATGCAAGGGGATGAGCGTTCAAATGAACGCAGGAGATGCTGATAGTAAACGCAGTATGCCTACTAAAGCATTTAACAAAGAATTGGATGCCTATAAAGCGGCAAGAGCACAAGGTATCCAGCCAAATGGAACTTCTATGAAGAAGATTCAAGAGGCAGTAAAGGCTAGTGAAGTTATGGGTAGACCCTATGACGGCAATAAAATGCCACCAGCCAGAACAATCAACGAAAAATCAGCAGCAGTAATGAAAGAACTAGGAGTATAGATATGCCAAAGGTAGGCAATAAGAAATTCCCATACACAGCCAAAGGCAAGAAGGCGGCAAAGATGTATGCCAAGGCTGAGAAAATGGAAGAAAAGGCAATGATGATGAAAGCAGCAAAGAAGAAAATGGCTGCTAAGAAAAAGAAGAAGTAATTATGCCAATGGAAAATATGAAGGTTCCTCATACGTATCGTTCAGAATGGCTACAGTCTCCGTATTCAACAGCAGAAAACTATATGCCATATGAACAATACTATGCCCTTCGTGTAAGAACAGAGCCTAATCAAAGTTACCTAAGAGCAAAGGCTGCTAATAAAAATGCTAACAAAATGTTAGCAGAAAGTAAGAAGGCAGTTAAAAGGAGTACCAAATAATGAAAGCAAAAAAAGGAATGGGCTTCAAAGCAGCCCAATCACAAATTGCCAAAAAGCAGGGTATCTCCAAGGAACGTGCAGGAGCAATCCTTGCGGCTGGTGCTCGGAAAGCCTCAGCAGCAGCCAAGAAAAAGAATCCCAACCTGAAGAAGGTTAAGGGTGCTATGAAGAAGGGTAAGAAGTAATGGCTAAAAGAGTTAAAATTAATAGCAACCCAAATACTAGTAAAGCACCTGGCAGACGTAATCCTACTTCAGAAGAAGAAGCCAGACAAGATTACTATGAAAATGTAGTAGCACCTAATGCACCTGCTAAGAAAAGAGGAACTATTAAAGTTTCCAGCAATCCTGCAACAGGTGTTCCAGGCAAAACTCGTATTGGACCATTAGCCCGCGGCGGTGCTGGTGGCGGTTTCTTAGAGAACTTAAAGTAATGTCATCAGGTAAATATAAACCGCACCGCGGATTTAATTCTGTTCAGATTAAGAATGGTCTAGTGGTGCGGTTAAACAAGAATGGCACAGTAAGAGCAGTGCTAGGAAAGTATGGGGAATATGGCAAGCAAAGCGGACCCAAGGCTTAAGAGGGCTGGGGTATCTGGGTTTAATAAACCTAAGAGAACACCTAACCACCCTAAGAAGTCACATATTGTTGTGGCTAAAAAGGGTAGCCAGGTAAAGACTATTCGTTTTGGTGAGCAGGGTGCTAAGACTGCTGGCAAACCAAAGGCTGGAGAGTCTGACAGAATGAAAAAGAAGCGTGCATCTTTTAAAGCACGCCATAGCAAGAACATTGCCAAAGGAAAAATGTCTGCTGCTTACTGGGCAGATAAGGTGAAGTGGTGAAAAAGGCTAAAAAGAAAACCAAGTCTAAAGTTAACGAGGCTGGTAACTACACTAAACCTGAAATGCGTAAAGCATTATTTAAAAAGATTAAGGCTGGTTCTAAGGGCGGAGACCCAGGAGAATGGTCAGCACGCAAGGCACAACTACTTGCTGTTGAGTATAAGAAAAAAGGCGGAGGGTATAAGTAATGGCACTGGCTAAGTCTCAGAAGTCATTAAAGAATTGGACTAAGCAGAAGTGGACAACTTCTGATGGTAAACCCTCTAAAGGCAAGAAAAGATATTTACCGAAAGAAGCCTGGGCAAATCTTAGTGCTGCTGAAAAGGCTGCTACGAATAAAGCAAAGGCTGCTGGTAACAAAAAAGGAAAACAGTTTGTTAAGCAACCCAAGTCAATTGCAAAGAAAACTGCGAGGTATAGATAACAATGGCAACAGGCACAGCAGGTAGTACATTTACTAGCGAACTTAATAGGTTGGCTAATGGTGGGACATATCCAACGCTAACGGCATATCAAGCACCAGTTGCTGCTGCTAATGACTATGCCAATACAACAGGACTTGCTCTATTAGGAGCACTCAACAAGAAGGCTGATGCCAATAGACAACCTGATGACTATAAAGGTTTAGGCGCAGTTTGTAATGAACTTGCTGGCACTACTGACCTTTCACCGACTGATGCTTTAAGGAGCATAAACCTATGACATATACCTTGGCTCAGATGATGGATGAAGTCCAGATTAATCTATCTGGCTATACCTATCAGCAAGACCGCTCTACATATTTAGTATCTGCTGTTACTACAACAACTTCTCCTAGTTCTTCACCAACTATTCTTAGTTTAGGTTCTGCATCAGACCTTGGTAAAGGTGTAATTGAAATTGATGAAGAATTGTTATGGGTAGACAGCGTAGACCGTGTTGCTAATACTGCTACTATTTCTCCGTATGGTCGTGGCTATCTTGGCACTACCGCTAGTACCCACGCTGTAGATGCAAAGGTAACAGTAAGCCCAATTTTTCCTAAATCAAGTATTAAAAAGGCTATCAATGACACTATTCACGCAGTTGGTAGCGCTATCTATGCAACTAAACAAACTACATTTACTTACAACGCAGCAATTACAACCTACTCATTTAGTGGTTTAGGTATTGAAAATATTCTTGCTATATCTTGGCAAGATATTGGACCTACTAAAGAATGGATACGTGTTAAACGTTGGGATTTTGACCCGTATGCAGACGTAGATACTTGGGGTAGCAATACCCAAACAGTAACTATTGGTGATGTAATTATTGCTGGTAGAACTGTTAAGGTTATGTATGCAACTAGCCCATCAGTATTTACTTCTTCTAGCCAAGACTTTGCTACACAGACTGGACTATCTGATAGCGTTAAAGATGTAGTAATTCTTGGTGCTTCTTATAGATTACTACAATATCTTGACCCAGCCCGTGCTGCTCAATATAGCCCACAGGCTGATGAGATTGATGCTAAGCGTCCATTCGGTTCTAGTAATACAGCAGTCCGACAACTCTTTGCTCTTTATACCCAGCGTCTTAACGAAGAACGCGCTAAGCAACAAAACCAATATCCCCCACGAATTCACTACAGCGCCCGATAGGAATATAAATGACCACACGCCAATACTCATCCCGTTCTCAGCAAACTACGCTGACTGGCGCTATTACAGCAGGCGCTACGTCAATGACAGTAGTATCAGGTACAGCGCTACTGGGTGGTGTAACTATCCCTGCTGGTCGCACCTTTACATTGGTAATTGATGTTGATACGGCTCTTGAAGAAATTGTAGATGCTACGGCAGTATCTACTAATACATTTACTATTACTCGTGCTATTGATGGTTCATCAGCACAGGAACATTCAGCGGGTGCGGTAGTACGTCATATGGCAATCGGTAGAGATTACCGCGATGCCAACCTACACGCCGAATCTGACGCTTATTACAATGACGGTAGTGGCTCTGGTCATACAATGCACGGCATTGGTTCAGGAGAGGGTGTTGTTGTAGGCACTCTTAAGACGCAGACTTTAACCAATAAGACTCTTACTAGTCCTACAATATCTGACCCAACAATTACAGGAACCGCAACGGCAGGAGCGGTATTAGTATTTGAAGGTACTACTTCCGATGCCTATGAAACTACTTTAACCGTAGTTGACCCAACACAAGATAATACAATTACCCTACCTAATACAACAGGTACGGTAGTTATTCTAGATGCTACTCAGACCTTAACTAATAAGACCCTTACCAGCCCTACAATTTCGGGCAGTCCAGTCATAACTGGTCTATCTAGCGCAGGTATGATTTCATCCTCAGCCACACCTAAAGATTACGTAGATGCCATTCTAGGCTCTGCTACGGCTGCAGCCACTAGCGCAGCCTCCGCAGCCACAAGTGCTGCCTCTGCTGCTACAAGTGCCTCTAGCGCCTCTACAAGCGCTTCTAGCGCTCTAACTAGCGCTAACAGTGCATCTGCCTCAGCCACAGCAGCAGCCACCTCTGCAACCTCTGCAGCGGCTTCTGCGACTGCAGCAGCAACTAGCGCAACAAGCGCTGCCGCTGATGCTACTACTGCTGCTAACTCTGTAGCCTCTATTGCTGCCTATGC